GTTCATTGAAGCCGCCAAGGAAAATGACCATATCCGAGTGGGCTGACGAGTTTAGAATGTTACCAGCTGAAAGTTCGGCAGAAGCTGGCAGATGGAGAACAAGTAGAACTGAGTATATGCGTGGTATTATGGATGCGGTGTTAAATCCAAATATAGAGAATGTCATTATCATGTCTTCATCTCAAGTTGGTAAGACGGAATTAATATTAAATATTATTGGTTATTTTGTTCATTATGACCCCTGCCCAATATTAGTTGTTCAACCGACTGAGGCAATGGCTAAAACATTTTCGCGTGATAGATTAACACCTATGATTAGGGACACTAAGGTGTTGTCCGATATATTTTCAATGTCAAAGACAAGAAGTTCTGCTAACACAATTTTACAAAAGTCATTCTTGGGTGGGGCACTATCAATGATTGGGGCTAACTCGCCAGCGCAAATGGCATCTCGTCCTATACGTGTGCTATTAATGGATGAAGTCGATAGGTACGAAGTTACAAAAGAAGGCAGCGCACCTGAGTTGACAAAGAGAAGAACAGCAACTTTTTCTAATAGAAAAATTATAATGGTATCCACGCCTAATATCAGTGGAAGTTCAGCAATTGAAAAAGGGTATCTATCTGGTACTCAGTCCGTATATGAAATTCAGTGCTACCACTGCAATAAATGGTTTGATATGCAATGGGAATATATGGTTTGGGAAAAGAAGGATGGCGAACATAATCCTAAAACAGCCGCTATGGAGTGCCCACATTGCCATAAAAAAAATGAGCAAAAATACAAAGCAAAACAGGTCGCTAATGGTGAATGGAAAGAGACAGCGAAGCCTGATAATAATAATATAGTATCATTTAAAATTGGCTCATGGTTATCCCCGTATGTCACTTATGCTGATATTGTAGAGGACTTTCTATCGTCTAAGAAAAAAGGTGATTCATCTTTGCGAGTGCATGTAAATACATTTCATGGTGAGCCATGGGAGGAAAACGGTAGAAAAATAAATATGGAAGGGTTGTTTACAAGGAGAAGGAAATATACAGAAGAGGATCATGATAGCTATCATATCATTACGCTTGGTGTCGATATGCAAGACAACAGGGCTGAATTTGAAGTTGTTGGATGGAATAGGAAAAAACAGTCTTGGGCGCTTGGATATGAGGTTGTTCACGGAGACCCAAATTTCTCGACATTTTGGAATGACTTAGACGCTAGACTTGATAAATATAAGTTTGATGCCTTGGCTATAGACACTGGCGGCCATCACACAAAGCAAACATATCGGTGGATATATAACAATCGTGGTCGTAGGTATTATGCAATCAAAGGTAGAGGTGGAGAAGGAATCCCGCACGTAAATAAGCCAACGAAAGCAACAGCCGCAAAAGGAAGGACGATTGACTTGTACACGCTTGGTACTGATGCGATAAAAAAACAAGTGTCTGAGATGTTATCAATTGAAAGACCAGACGCTAACGGGTACGCTAACTTTATTGATACTCTTGATAAGGAGTTTTTCTTACAAATGACTGCCGAACGAGAGATAGAAAAGAGGTCGTTAAATGGCTCAATCAAAAAAATATGGAAAAAAATAAGAGAAAGGAATGAGGCATTCGACTGTAGATGTTACGCTTATGCAGCGGTAGAAATTTTACAGCCAAACTGGCATTTTATAGAAGAGACAAACAACTTGAACAAAAACATGGAAGTCGTTGACAATAAAGATAAAAACGGTGATAATGAAATAAATTACCGAAAACTTGTTATTGCCGCTAGAAGGGGAAAACGTATTGTTTAAGTATAATGAGGTCGTTATCGGACAGTGGTTAGAGTTCGATTTTACGTTAAATCTCTACCCATCAAGCACCCATGCAGTGACCTACACTTTTGTTGGCGAATCATCTAGTCATAGTGTGGAAGTCGTTAGCAATGCGGATGAAAGCTATACATTTAAGTCAGAAGTAGAAGGCGAGCCGGGGGACTATCGTTATCAGGGAGTTGCCGTTGAAAATTCAACTGGGCGTAAGTTCTATTTCGATAGCGGAATTGTCACTTACGTTGTAGATTTTGCTAGCTTACCATTAGGCCATGACAATAGAAGCCACGTAAAGAAAGTTCTTGATGCACTAGAAGCTATGATCGAGGGTAAAGCAGGTTCGGATCAGATATATTATATGATTGAAGGCAGAGCGCTATCAAGAATCCCGCCTAATGAATTAATGCTTTGGTATGAAAAATATAAAATAATGTACGCAAATGAACTAAGAAAAGAAAGACTAAATAAGGGTAAAGTTACAGGTAAAATACTTGTGGGGTTTAGGTAGTGTTTAATTTTTTCCGTAAAAGAAAAGAAGCTAAAAGAGAAGGTAGAGCAAAATACCACAGATCAAGTATTATTGATTCCGCAGGGTATTCAGACAGGTTGCTAAAAGACTTAAGCGTGTCAAACACCGAAAGCAATGCAGACGTTATTTTTTCATTGTTCAAGGTACGCGCTAGATCGAGAACGCTTTATCACAATTCCGACTATCTAAGAAAGTTTGTATTATCAGCACAAAGAAATGTAGTTGGAGACCACCCACCTGTTTTCGCCTCAACAGTAGTTGAAAACGACGGGTCGCCAGATGTGTTAGCCAGAAAATTCATAGAAAGAGAATGGAAAGCTTTTTGTGATGGAAAGCACATTGATTATAACCAAGAATTGACGATGTTGGAAATATGTCACCTATGGGTGCAATCTATCATTGTTGACGGGTCATTTTTAGCGATAAAGCACCGTGGGAGAAAAGCTGGAAAGTATGGGTTCTCTATACAACCGATTGACAATACACGTTTAGACCTTTATTTAAATGAATCAGTTGGTAAAAATAGGATTGTCGGTGGAATTGAGTTTGATTACACGGGAAAGCCACTTAAATATTACATTAAAGACCAGTATTTTGGTAATTACCATTCTCCTAATACAGGACAACAATACTTGGTAATACCCGCTAAAGACGTCATCTATGATTTTAGGGTGAAATATATCGGGCAGACGCATGGGACGCCTGAAACATGGTCATCAGTTAATACGATACACCAAATAAACGAGATAGAGAAAAGTGCATTAGTAGCCGCCAGACACGGCGCAACAAAGATGGGCTTTATTGAAAGCACGGAAGCCGTAGAGAGTGATTATACTGGAGATTATGAAGCTGATGATGGTAGTATTATTACTGAGTTTCAAGCTGGCTCAATAGAAGAACTACCATTTGGAAAGCACTATGTTCCACATGACCCAAAATACCCACACGAGCAACTAGCCGTTTTTATGAAACAACAACTTAGGAAGCTGGCTTCAGGGTGGGGAATGTCATACGCTGACTTAACAGATGATTTGGAGAAAGTAAACTTATCATCTTATCGCGGGTCAACCAATGAGGCGCGTGAGACATGGAAAATATGGCAGGCAAGTTTGATTAAGCTAATGAATGACTTATTCGACGAGTGGCTTACGATGTCTTTATCTTTGGGTAAAATAGAGGCGTTACCATTTAGCAAGTTCGATAAGTTTATGGCGCACTCATTCCACGCCAGACGATGGTTCAAGGTTGATCCAGACAAGGACGAAAAGGCCAACATGAATGCCTACAATATGAATACAAAATCGTTAAGCGAGATAATCAAAGACAGGGGGCGTGACCCAGAAGATGTGTTTAGCGAGATTGCAGAGGAAAATGAAAAAATGAAAGAAATGGGTATTAGCATTAAGGATGGTGAAAATGTCGTTAAAAAATAAATTAAATATTAAGGATACAGTTCATGTTAGAAGCCTAACCATGAGCGTTAGTGGTGATGACGATAATAATATTGAGATAGCATTTGCCAGTAAATATCCAGTAAATAGGGGCGGGTTTATTGAGGTGCTGGACTTGTCAGGGATGGATTTGTCACGCTTAAACAACAACGCCCAAGTATTATTCAATCACCACCGCGATTATTATGTTGGGGTTGTTAAAAACGCTAGGGTGGATGCTGACGGCATCGCAAGGGCGCAAATTAAGTTTGCTAGCAGCGAGAAGGCTAAGGAAATTGAAGCTGACGTAAGAGGTGGGATTCTAACGTCAATTTCATTTGGGTACTATGTACGTGACTATGTTGAAAGTGGGGATACGGTTGTGGTGACCGATTTAGAACCATTTGAGATTAGTATTGTAACAGTCCCAGCAGACCCGCACATTGGTGTAGGAAGGTCATTAGAAAACGTAAAAACATACTCAAAAGAGGATAGTAAAATGTCAAAGAATGAAGAAGTTAATGAAAAAGCTGTAAACAGCGTAACCGTAACAGATGAAACACATGATCTATTAAAGAAAGAGCGTAGCCGCGTTACTGAAATATCAGCTATTGGTGATAAATTCGGCAAAACGGATATGGCTAGAAGCTTTATTGAAAATGGTAAGACTCTAGAAGAGTTTAGGGAAGCGGTATTAGGCTCAATGAATAACGTTCGTAAAGTTACGACCGATGTAGATGAAAATATCGGCATGACAGAAAACGAAACTAAGCGATTCAGCCTGGCTAGAGCGTTTAAAGCACTTGCTAATCCTAAAGATATTAAGGCTCAAGAAGCAGCGGCATTTGAGTTCGAGGCATCAAGGGCCGTACAAGCCAAGCTAGGAAAAGAAGCCAGAGGCTTAATGCTTCCCTACGAAGTTATGAATCGTGCTATGTCGGTTGGCACAGCTACCGCAGGTGGTAACACGGTAAGCACAGATTTAATGACTGGCTCTATGATTGACCTATTGCGCAACAAATCATTCGTTATGCAAATTGCGAATATCTTAAACGGCTTGCAAGGCGACATTTCAATCCCGCGCCAAACAGGTGGTGCGACAGGGTATTGGGTGGCTGAAGATGCA